GCGGAGGTGCAAGGTGAGTATTACCCGCAAATCGTCAACCCAATAAAAGGCAAATAATGGCAGAAGTAGACAAAGAGATCACCGTCAAGGTCAGGGCGGAGGACGACACCCAGAAGGCGACGCAGTCGGCAAAGGCGCGCCTCCGCGACTTGCAAAAGCAGATGCTTGACCTCGAAGCGGCTGGCCAGAAGAACACCGACCAGTTCCGGCGGATGGCTGCCGAGGCAGGCTCGCTGAAGGATGCCATCGGTGACACAAGCGCACAGGTCAAGGCGTTGGCATCGGATACGCGGACGCTGGACACGTTCACCTCTGCTATCCAAGGCATCGCAGGCGGCTTTGCCGTTGCGCAAGGTGCAGCCGCGCTGTTCGGCGAGGAGAGCGAGGATGTTCAGAAGGCAATGATGAAGGTGCAGGCGGCGTTGGCGTTAGTCAATGGTGCAACGGCTGTTGCCAATGCGCTGAACAAGGACTCCGCGCTGATGGTCAACCTGAACGCGGCGGCGCAGCGTGCCTATGCGTTGGCAGTGGGCACCAGCACAGGGGCGCTGAAGGCGTTTAGGATTGCATTAGTCACCACTGGCATTGGTGCGGTTGTGGTTGCGTTAGGATTTGCGATTGAAGCTATGATACGATTCACGAGCAAGACCGATGACCAAAATGAGGCACAAAAGGACTTAAATAAGTCACTATTTGAATCGGTCAACATGCTTGACCTCTACGAGCGCAAGTTGAAGGCAGAGGGCGCGACTGATGAGCAGATCGCCAAGATTAGAATGGCGCGATTTGAGCGTGACCTACAAACGTCATTGTCATTCCTTGCGGTGTTGAGGGTGCAGATGAAGGAGAACTCAACGCAAGCGCAGCGCGACCTTGAATTGCAATACATGCAAGAGATTCAGTTGCTAAAAGTCAAGATTGCCGAAGAAAATAGAATCCTCCAAGATGCAAGAGCGGCAAGGGCATTGCAGGCGAAAGCAGATTTTGAAAAGCGAAAGAAGGAGAATGAGATGGAGTACAGGGCAGAGCAGATCACACTGCAAGAGCATTTAGACAAAATGTTAGCGACTACGCGCAGCAATGAAGATGTCAAATTGCAAAAGCGAGGCACAAGCATAAAATACCAACTGGACTTGCAACGGCGCATGCAGCAGGAGGAAGAAAGGCTGGAGCAGATGAAGATTGACACCGCAGCTAAAACGTTTCAGACGCTCGGCAACCTGTCTACGCTGTTTGCAGGTAAGAGCGAGAGGTCACAGCGTCGTGCTTTTGAGATTAACAAGAAGATGTCGATGGCGCAGACGTTGATTGAAACATTCAGCGCTGCACAAGGGGCGTATAGGTCGCAGATGGTGATACCCGATCCATCGGCACCAGTGCGCGCTACCATTGCGGCGGCAGCGGCTGTTGCGGCAGGGTTGCTTCGCGTGCAGCAGATCAGCAAGCAGACGTTTCAGTCGCCATCGGCAGTGACTGGCAGCGGAGGCGGCGGCGGATCAGCACCGCCAACGACAGGAGGCTTCGCATCGGGAGGCGGAGTGATGAACCCGAATAGCCAGCTAACTAACCCGAATGAAGGTGCAGGCGCAGGGCAAGGTCAAAGCATGCGCGCGTATGTCGTCGAATCCGACGTGCGCACAGTATCAGGGCGATTGCGTAGGATCAGCGAATTTGCACAGTTGGCGAATTGATGATATTTAAGGCTATGGAACTACCAGTTTACCTGATGACCATTGACGAAGTTGACGAAGGCGTCAGCTACGTCGCACTCGTTGAATCCCCTGCAATTGAGCGGCCATTTCAGGCGTTCAGCAAGGAGAAGATGCGGTTCACCGAAACAGGCGAAAAGCGCGTACTAACAGGGCCGTTGATGCTTGCAGACACGCCGATCATACGCCGCGACAAAACGCGGGGCGAATACTTCGTGATCTTCCAGAAGGAAACGATCCGCAAGATGGTGCAGAAGTATTTTAAGCAGGGCAACCAGCATAACGTGAACGCCGAACACAGCACCGCCATTGATGGCGTCTATATGTTCGAGAGTTACCTGATCGACAGGGAGCGCGGCATCAACCCACCCAAGGGCTACGAGGATGCGAAGGATGGCAGCTGGTTTGGATCATTCAAGGTCGAGAACGACAAAGTCTGGGAGGAGCGCGACCAGTTCACCGGGTTCAGCATTGAAGGCTACTTCGGGATGCAGCCAACGGACACGGAGATAGAGCTGGCGATGGCGGAGTTTGCTCAAGCCTTCGAGAGTTTTTTGCATACTATCAAAACCAATGATATTTAACACTATGAACCTATCAGATCGAATTTCAGAATTAACCCGCGTGCTGCGTAGCTTCTCCGCTGCGCCAGCACCAGCCGCTGCGCCGTTGGCGTTCAGCGACTACAAGTTGGAGGATGGCACGATGATCCGCGTGGATGGCGAGCTAGCCGTTGGCACGCTGGTCTACGTCGTGACCGAAGAGGGACTGCTGCCTGCCCCTGATGGCGCGCACTCAATCCCCGAAGTTGGCGTTGTGACTACCGAAGGCGGCAAGATCGTCGAGATCGGCGACGCTGCACCGGCACCAGCTGCACCCGAAGCTGTTGAGGCGCAAGAGGTAGAGATTGAAGTAGCACCCGAAGGCGAAGGCGCACCCGCCGATCCGCATGAAGAGCGTATGCAAGCTATGGAGGCGGCTATCGCTGCCTTGGCCGCAAAGGTTGAAGAGATAATGGCGAAGATGGGCGGAGAGGTCGAAGCTAACGCCGCTCGTTTCAGCACTATTGACACGGCGCTGTCAGCGTTGGCGCAGATGCCTACGGCTGCACCGAAGAAGAGAGCAAGTGACGCTGTTGTGGAGTCGGTGAAGATGAGCCGTGCCAGCAGACTTGCAGAAGTACAAGAAACCCTAAAAACCCTAAAAAAATAACCTATGTCATTTTCAATCGCAACAATCACCGGGTACGTCGAGCAGAACAAGCTGCCTCTGATAACCCAAACTGTATTTGACGCAAAGACGCAGTCATTATTGCAGAAGCGCGTGGGCATTAAGTCGCAGGAAGCGTTAAACATCATGGACACCGACGCTGTGTTCCAAGATGCAACCGCGTGTGCGTGGAACGCCGACGGCACTACCACATTCAGCCAGCGTACAATCACTGTCGCTCGCGTTAAGGTGCAGGAGGAGTTATGCCCTCGTTCACTTGAAACGGCTTGGCTGGCATCGCAGCTGACGCAAGGCAGCAACTACGAAGGCGTGCCATTCGAGCAGGCTTTTGCAACGCAGAAGGCGAAGCGCATCGCCGAAGGTATTGAGCGCGCCATTTGGCAGTCAGTGCCATCGGTTGCCGCTGCAAGTGCTTCGGTATCAGGAACGGCAGGATGGGCTGTAGGCGCAACGTCGCCATCAGGTGATGCGCAGTTGAACCGCACAGGTGGTGGTGGATTGCTATGGCTGACACGCTATGGTGCAGGTGCTTCCAGCGTCGTAACCGCGCAGCTTGGCGCTAACTTCAGCGATTCGACGATTGTCAGTGGCTTTGAAACAGCATATAACAACCTGCCAACACGCGTCATCAGCAACAACGACTTGGTAGCTTTCTGCGGATGGGACTTGTATCGTATGCTCGTGCATAAGTTGGTGACTGTCAACTTGTATCAGGGCGACCTCGGACAGGTAGCTGGCGGCGAGATGTTCTATCCCGGAACAAACATGAAGGTCGTAGCTGTGAATGGATTGAACAACACGCAGCGTATTTTCGCTGGATCTCTCTCCAACTTGTTTTACGGCACGGACTTACTCTCCGACGAAGACCAATTCCGCATTTGGGCATCGTACGACAACGACAGCGTTAGATTCCAAGCCGCGTATAAGTACGGCGTGCAGATTGCCTTCCCTGCTGACATCAGCTTGGTGTTGGGCAACAACGCTACAACTCCGGCTCTGAAGACCGCGTAAGTTCGTGGGGAGGGGCAACCCTCCCCGCTTCTTTTCTTTTGTCAATAACTAAACGAAATAGATATGGCTTGCGCTCTAACAACTGGATATAAATTAGGATGCCGCGACAGCGTCGGCGGCATTACGGAGATTAGGCTTGCGCCATTCACGGCGGTCACAAGCATAGTCACTAACGCGTCATCGCAGGTGACAGCGATAACTGGAAGCGTTGGCAGCGGCACAACAGGTGCAGGTGTCAGCGGCTTCTACAAATACGAACTGCCGAAAGGTGTCGGCCAGTTCACGGAAACGATAAACGCATCAACGGAGAACGGCACGGTCTTTTATCAGCAGGAGGCTACGCTTATCATCAACAAGCTGCAGCAGGCTGTACGCAACGAGTTGAGGCTGGTGACTACGGCGCGTATGATGGCTATTGTTAAAGATAGAAATGGCAAGTATTGGCTACTTGGCAAGAACAATGGCATCGAAGTAAGTGCTGGAACGTCGCAGACAGGTACGGCGATGGGTGATAGAAGCGGCTATGAGTTGACGCTAACTGGCATGGAAGAAGAGCCATGCGTTGAGGTTACGGCTGCCGCGGCAAACGCTGTCACCTCATCGACACAAACGCTCGAAGGATAGCTATATTAGCATCAGTTTTGGTTGGTTGGTGAACCCTGCGTATGGTGGCGCAGGGTTCTTTTTTTTGCCCTAACTTTGCTAAATGCGTGTATGTATTGTCTATAATCAGCATCCGACAGGGTGCAGCTATTATCGCTTGGAGATGCCAAGCAGCCGAGTGCATGAGATGTTCGGCAGCGAGGCGGAGTTCGTGAGCATTGCCGACGTGCGCACGATGAGCGACGAAGAACTACGGACCATTGACTTGTTCTTGTATAACCGCACTTGGATTGCAGGGCCTATTGAGGCTGTTAAACCTGTCGCCGACATTCTACGCCAATACGGCGCGAAGATCATCTTGGACATGGACGACTACTGGCATTTAGGGACTGGGCATAGCTTCTACAAGCATTACCATGAAACGAATATGTCTGCCGTTGTCGCTGAACACGTCAAACTTGCGGATGCGGTTATCACAACAACAACGTACCTGCGCGATGAGATCATGAAGCTGAATAAAAACGTCACGATCTGCGAGAACGTGCCGCACCTGTTGTACGACCAATTTAAGCCGCAACCGACTACGAGCGAGCGACTGCGCTTCGGCTACTTCGGCGCGGCGCAACACACGGAAGATGTCGCCTTGTTGGAACTGCCGTTGTCGCGCCTCTGCGATGACCTTTCGCTGGAAGGCCGCTACATGCTGTATTTAGCCGGGTGGAATGAGGGCAACCCTATCTATCAGCAGTACGAGCAGGTGTTCAGCAACAAGGGCAAGAACAACAACTACGGACGCATACAGGCTGCGGATATTTACAGCTACGTTGGAGGCTATAACTTTGTGGATGTTGCCCTTGCGCCGCTGCGCGACAATAAGTTCAACAGGTTGAAGTCGGAGTTAAAGGTCACCGAGGCCGCATGGATGAACAAGGCGATCATCGCCAGCAACGTCTGCATGTATGCCGACTGCATCACCGACGGCTGGGATGGCGTGCTTGTGGACGAAAAGCAACCGAAGAAGTGGTACAAGTCGATGAAGGCTATGATCAACGAGCCAGCGATGGCGCGTGAGATGGCGGACAGGCTGACGGCGAAGATGCAGAAGCGATTTGACATTGATGAAATCACCAGACGCAGGT